AGCAGAGTCGTGCGTTCCCTCGAGCTGAAAGAGATTGAAGATCCGAAACAGATCAAAGATGCTTTCGTGTTTGACAAGAAAAACGCCAACATGAGAGCCGATTGTGGCCATAGAACAGTTGCCACCATCCAGGGTTTGAGACAGAAACATGCTGATATCATTGTGAACCCTTGTGCCAAACCACTCATCATGAGCGTCACTGGCCAGAAGCTAGTTGCGATGACACGCCACACAGAAAGTGCGACGATCTGGCACACAAAGAGCGCATCTTTGCTAGCGAGAAAGTTGCTGCCAGCGGAAGAGAGCTGCAAAACCAAGCTGCTCACGGCTGACCCTTTTGAACGGGTTGGTGGGAAAGACAAGTACCACACCAATGCAGGTGATGGTGAGGTGCTTCAGGTGAGCTACCAGAGGGGTGGCCCGTTGTTCCGTGCCACAGCGTCAAAAGATGAATGGGTGGAAGATGCGTCATTTCAGCATAAACATGACTGGGACGTTGCGCCAGGCGCTTACGAAGATGAAGCCATTGTAGTGGTCGAGACGAATGAAAGGGGTGACTTTAATGAAGTCGCTAGGCTTGAGGCCACTCCTCCGAAGACGGACGCCGGCCATTTGGCACATGTGCTTAGCAGACAAGGTAGCGCCACGAGACTGCCGGCCGCTGGCTTGAGCGAGGTGATGAACGCCATAGATGAAGCGGAACCCACAGTTGAGCAAGTGTCAGTGGGTGTCATGGGCGATGTCATCAACCCGAACACGATTAAGAAAGCCGCGGGCCGTATGTTGGACAAGGAAACCAAACGCCAACAGTTCCTGGAGGACAGTGAAGGGAGAGTTTTGTTCACCGTCCCTAACACCTATCTCATCAACCAGGAATGGGCGAAAAACACACCCGTGGAGCAAACCTACGAAGAGGTGGATAAGCCAGAAGACCACATAACGGTCCACAATCAGGATTTGCCGGTGGCAGTGGAAAAGAGAAGCATGGATCTTTGCGCATTCCCAGTTTTAGCGCCAACACGGGCTAGCAACATCGTGGAGAAGTGCTTCCCAACGAAGTCACGTATGGCTGAATCCTCGCGAGTGTTGTCGATCAACCGGACTAGAGAGGTTTTGCCAGGGAAAAAGCTCAAAGTGAAGACAAACATGCCGCTGACCAGTGTCGTGACAACCGACCAAATGGTCATGCATTCAAAGGTTTTCGGCATTCAACAAAGCAACGAGCCAAACCACAGATTGAATACGGCTGTGGAGCGATACGCACGGGTGGTGCGACCGAAGGAGACCGAATTTGAAGTCCGGCTGGAGAAACTTAAGCAAGGTTTCGCGCAGTTTGTCAACATCAGTGGTTTGCGCCCCGCGACAAAGCCTGAAATGGAACAGTGCCGGAGTAGAGCGCTTTTGCGGGCTTCCATGAAGCAGCACCAGGACGTCACAGGGCTTTACGGTCAGACTTGGGAAACGACCGAGCGCATCAAATGTTTTAACAAGGTGCAGCTGAAAGCCAAGGGGGGTAGTAATCCCTTTCTCAGTGTTAAGGAGGCGGATGGCATGCTCTACATCAAGGGTGGCCAGATGGTGAGTGCCCAGCCGAAGGAAGTGAACCAGATAACAAGCCCCTTCGTGAACCACGCTGAGAACATGGTGATGCGCAGCCTGAAGAAAGGTGTGTTTTTCGGTTACGGGTGTAGCGCGAAGAAGCTGCGCAACAAGATGAACCTTGTCACAAGAAGAGGCAAGGCGCAATCGCTATCGATAGACATTAGCGAGCAGGACACGACGAAGGACAGAGCTGTAAATGCTTTGATGCGTTGGATTTACAACAAGTGCGGCGTCCCGGACAGTAACATTGACGCGATGGAAAAGATCAATGACAAGTGGGTCATGAACGCCCGCAGTGTGAGTACGAAAGTACGAGGCCAGTTTCAATCGGGGCGAGCGGACACCTTGTTTGCCAACACCTGCCACATTTTGGCTGAGGTTGGAGCTGCTTTCAAGATACAGGACCTTGATTTGGCTTTGTTTCAGGGAGACGATTGCTATCTGCGCGCCGAGAACATCCTG